TCAACTCTGAATCCTGTGACTTTTAATTCTTTCCCTTCATGCATGAATTCACTTCCTATAAGATTTCCTATTTCCATTTACATCACTTTCCTTCCTATTAATTCCATATTTTTTAGATATTTATATAGTTTTGACGGATTAAATTGATATCCGACCCTGTCTTTTAATGATTTCAGTTTATAGGTCAAAGTAAACTGCAGAGCATAATCTATAGCGTTCAAGCAAAATTCCGAACAAAAATATCTGTCGTCATTCTGCACTTTACTAGCATAGAAAAACTGTCCTAAAATTCCGAGGTAATCATACCCTTTACCCTGTGCTGTATTATAAAACTCTACAATATCCTCAGCTCTGACACTGCTGTCCATTTCGAAAATTTCAAAGTTTTTCTGATTGTTAAATTTTTTAGTCCTAACTCCGCCCGGATTCGAAAGAAAAACTTGATTATTATAGATAAACTCACAGTGCGAGTATTGTCCGAAAGTCCAAGCAGAAATCAAAAACCCCACTATACCGCGAGGTTTGTGGAATGAAATATATAACTTGTCTTTTTCAAGTTGCATAAATACCTCCTTTATTCGTGAGATTAATCGTGTTAAAATCTCACGATTAATCTACATATTTTTATAAGCTTTTTCGTATCTGTCTTTAGCGTCATACTCTTTAAGCTCTTTGTCAGTTAAATTTTCTAAGTTATGCGACAGCAACGTTTCTGTAGCCATTGCCTTGGTTGTATGTGCCTGCATTATATTTGCCATTCTCAGCATGTCCTGTAAGGTCAGATTAACATATTTTTCGCTGTTATCCTTCGTGTAAAATTTCCAGTTTTCAAATTCCGTCTTTTTCATAGCCTGGCACATTACTACTATTCTAGTTAAATTTGACTGGTCTATACTTCTATTGTTCTGTAAGTATTTCACGCCACCTACTTCAAATTCAAACGGAGCTACGTCGTATTCTAGCCTTAACTCATAAAGTTCCTTTTTTATCTGTTCTATTCGCTTATCCCTGTTCAGCTTAACAGTATTATTTTCAATAAATTCGAATTCAGACAGTTCAACTGTTTTAATTTTATTATTTTCTACGAGTTCGTTATCTGCAAGATTATATTTTCCGACAGCATACAGTTCTTCTTTTGTCATTTCTCTGATATTCCCTGCAACCAAAATTGGATTTTGAAATTCCGTATCAGAGCAGACATGTTTCGTACTATCCCAGTCAGGGTAAAACATAACGGGATTATCTTTAAAACCTTCCAGGCTTGTCGCAACAGGATGGGCGACTACTTGTAAGGTATTTTTGTCATATATATTTACTATCATTTTTTACCTCCTTAATATTTTAATTTTTATTGTTCAATGTGTGCAAATTGGAAAATTTATCCAGAATCGAGACTAAAATCATAGATAAAGGTATTGCGTTACTCAAATCTGGAAACATTGTAATACTGACTTGGGACAGTAACTACTATTTGCAAGGCTCTTTGCCAAGAGGTACTGTATTAGCAACATTGCCAGCTGGATACCGCCCTGTTCTTGACATCTCTGTTCCAGTCACTTTTTGGAACAGCAATAATTCCGGGACAATAAAAATCAGAAGCAATGGACAAATAACTTGGGAAAGTTCAATTAATTTTCAAGGTACAATCTACGTTAATGCATCTTTTTTAACAAGTTAATTATCAGTAAAGTATGTAATAGATCCTTTTAATACATTGTAATTTCCAGTGTGACAACCCCATATATTTAGAGAATTTCTTTCAATTCTCATACGTGTTGCCCCTTGCTTTCCATTAGTTAAATTACTTGCAAGAGCGGATTCTATTCCGAGGCTAATATCATTTGGCTTAAATCCGTCCGGAATACTATTAATAAGCTGAGAATTTTCTGTAAAGGTTATATTTTCTCTTTGAATTTCAACTGAAATAACGACAACTTTACCATATTTCTTAAAATTGACTCCCCCTCCATGCACGGTGACGTCGTGTTTTTGAACTTTGTATAAATTTTCCAATTTCTTTGCATTTTGATAGTCTGAAATCGGAATAAATTTCGACCCCTCGAAATAAGTCAGATTATTTTCAACAGTTGGGACAACCATCTGCTTATTTGCTTTATCATAGTATGCTATCCCTACTTTTTTAGTTCCTGCATCCTGCAATAGTCCACCATATCCATCTGTACCCATCCAGTTCATTTTTTCTTCGTGTTTTATGTAATCCTGCAGAGTTGACAGTGTAACCAAAGTGGATGGGTTAATCTGCATTGTCGCTCCATTTGAATTGTTTATTTCAGTTATTAAATCTATTTCAACCGTGGCCAGATTAATTCCGTTTGTTGCTGGCATCGTATCAGCCTCTGATGCTCTTGTCACACTGTACAGTATCTCATTTCCCGAATCTATTTTTCCGTACAGCCCTATAGTTTCAATTTTATATGCACTGTTAACGGATGCATTTGTAAATATCGCATTCAGTCTTACTTTAGTGCCTTCCTGACTTACCCTCGACAGATTGACTGTCTGCTTTATTCCATCGACATTTATGAGTTTTGACACATCAGTAGTATCATTGTAAACCTTACTTGACGTAACCATTCGAGTAAATGTAATCTGCTTGTTGTTTCCGAGTGCACTTGCTATCAAAGCCCTTCCGTTATCTGTTATGGTTGTGTCTTTAAAAATTGCCATTTTTTTAACCTCCTATCACATATTTTTTACCATGCATAAATCCTGATGTTGCAAATATCTTAAATACTGCATCAGGTAGTTTTGCACTTATTTCGTATTTCATATAATTTATTACCCCGTTCGTTATATATATCCTGTTTTCAGTTTTCGGTGTAAGTATATTAATACTGTTAAATCCTAAATTTGCAGGCAATATTGTTTTGAGCATGTTGTTCAGTTCGTCATATTTTTTCGCATCGTCAAAATTAGTAGTGATTCCAAGTTCATATGCGTTAAAATTTGGTCTCAGCTCATAGTTCCCTGTTCCGCACAACTGATCCATTCTGTTCACAAGTACACGCCAAGTGTATGGTATCTGGTCGTTCCAATAAGTTAAAACCCTAAAAATCCTGATTTCCAGCGTATCATTTTCATATCTGTGTAACCCCAGCATTTCCTCAAACTTGCTTATTCCGTCTTCATCACAGTACTGTATAAACTGATTATTAAATACTTTTCTGAGCAGTTCCCACAATAATCTCAGTTCAGGTTCCTCTGATGCCATTATGTTCCTTATTTCCCTGTACTCCCGCATAAACTGAGGGAGGTACGACAGCAGGTTGACGTTAATATTTTCTAAAATCGTCATACTGTGATACCTCCCCATACAGGAATCTGATACTCAGTCAATTGTAAATTGTTAGGACTTCCATTAATTGTTGTGTTCTGTATATCTAAAATCCCATTTATGTCTAGTATTTTTGCTTCTATACGTGACACCCTTACAACCAAATTATTACTCACTTTTTCATTTTTCAATGCCCATGTTTTTCTCAGTTCAAGCAAGTAGTTCTTTACCACTTCCTCAACTTTTAATTTTACAAGTGGCCATGAAAAATTAGGCTCAAATGTGATGTTTGTGTGTATGTTAATTGCAACATTGCTTGTACCCTGTACTGTGACGACATGCCCTATCGGTGCAACTCCGAGACCTCTAGCGTCTTTGGTTGGATCCATATTGTCCTGTACTTTTTTAATCAGAGTAGGGCTTGCCTGATTAAAATCACTGTCAAGTACGGTTAATAAAACAGTTCCGCCTCCGTTCCACACAGGGGTCACTTTGACAGCTCCTACACCCTCGATTTCGTGCACTTTAAGTTTATAGTCAGATATGTTCCCTCCATATGCCTTCATGTTAAAACTGTCAAAGTACCGTTGCCGTAACTTTTCTGTCTCCTCTTCATCCTGTCCGGGAATTAAAAGTTCCGTTATTTCAGCTCTACCTAACCCGTTTATGTAGTCAATCGGGATTATATTTCCTGTTTTTCTCCCCCCATCCCTTCCGGGAGTTTCACATTCAACCTGATACTCATACAGATTTGTACCTGTGTTATGCTGTATAAATTTTGTGACTGTATAGTTCAGCTCGTCCAAATTAAATCTGCTACCTAGCGCTATTTCTATATCAAAAACACCTTTCAATACTGCCTTGCTTGCTTTGTATGGAGTTATCCCTCTTTCGCTTGCCCTTCTAATTAGATTAGGTCTGCTAGCCGTGTCCCCGAAAGTTTCCTGGAGTATTATCGATAATGCAAAATACATATCTTCCAGTTCTTTTGCAGCAGGGGCAAGGGCGTCCCACATGACTGAGCCTTCCCTTTTATCCATGCTGTTCGGGACTCTTGCAAGCATCCGTTCCATTATTTTTTCGTAAGTCATTACTTCAAACATTAAGCTATCTGCACCTCCTTTCCCAGTTCCAAATTTCCAAAAATTGTGACTGCTTTAAATTTGACGTGCACCGTTCCTCTTCTTAGTGTCTCAAATTCAAAATCTGTCACGTCAATTATTCTCGTATCCTGTTCCAGGGCCTCTTTTACCCTTCTTTCAATTTCAGGGATACAGTAGCTTACAGGCATTCCGAACAGGTCTTCAAGCTCTATTCCGTAATTCCACGAGTAGATTATATGTTTATATCTTTCTGTCCTTATTATCTTATATATCGCCTGTTCCATTGCTTTCAGCTCATCCGTATAGTCTTCTATGACATTTCCCGATAAATCCATTTTATAAGTTTTCGTCGGGCGTTCTATGATTCTGATGTCCGAGGTAAGCCCATCGTTACGAGGTATCATTACAACCACTCTCCTTCCGTATGAGGGTCTTTATACCTATCCAGCACAATGTAAGTCTGTCCGCCCTGTACTTTTAAAAGCACGATGTCCTCGCCGACCTTCAAACCGTTATGGATAGTTATCCGTTTTCTGCCCTTGTATTCGTGCTTGTGACTTTTTATATCTGTCAGAGCACCTTCTACAAGCTCAAAATCTTCTGTTTCATGACTAACTGAGATGTCAACATCATAATCTCTGACAAGATGTGTAAGAATAAGATCGTCTTCTTCCAGTATCAGCTTCTGGTCGACTCGAACAGTAACAGGATTCACAGATTCTACTGTGCCTTTTCTGTGTTCGAACGGTTCTCCTGCGTCATTCGTTGTTTTCGACAGTTCTTTCAACAACTGTACCAGTTCCGCCATTCTTATCACTCTCCTTTATTCCCATCTGTCCTATAAAATCAATAGACATTACATGTTTCTGATGTTCAAATTTATGCTTGACTTTATCCACTATCATATAGTTCTGCACTACTATATCCCCAACATTAAGTTTTATGAGCATACTTGAGCCACCCCTGACCCTTATGTCGCCGAATACATTTTCCATTGTGAAAGTTCTTTTCTTATGATTGTATAATTTTAAAAGACTTTCCACTTTTTCCTTTATTTTTGCCTCAGTCATTTTCTCGTCTACATTTTCAAAGTACTGTAAAATACCCCACGATTTTATATTAAAAGGGTCTTTTACCATATATATTTCCCTTGTCTTTGCTTCCTTGTTGACCCTTAAAAGCTTTATCTGATTATATGTCTTGTCGTCTATGCTTGTACCGTATTTATAGTCAGTTGCACTCTTGTCATCAAGAATGAGGTCAAGTATCCTCATTTTTTCATCTTCCTTAAGTGTAAGCTTTCCATAATCGTCATAAAAAATGAACTGTTTCTTCGTGTTATATAGAGTTTCAGTAAGTGCATACAGTATCATGTCAAATAAAGTCTTGTTATCTTCTATTCTCTTTTCAATTTTAAATTCTGTGTCTTCCAGTTCTCCAATTTCGAGCTTAAAATCTTCCGCTATTCTTTTTATTATTTCCGTTGCCGTCACATTTTTAAATATGTATGTGTCCTTATTTTTTAAGTACCTCAGCTGATCATATGCGGTAACTTTTATCTTGCCTGATTTTGTCCTACTGCGTTTAAAAATATAACCTAGAAAAAAAGGGACATCCTTGTATTTCACGGATACCCTGTTCCCTTCAGTAAATTCTATTTCTTCCTTAAGCACTTCAAATTCAAGTACCCCGCAACTACCTTTTCTTTCAGTTGTCCATTCAAGAGAAGTTACAAGCGGAATTAAAACCTGACCATTTTCTAGTGTTACTGTCAGTTCAATATCTTTTTCAAGCTCAAATTTTCCGACTGACTGTTTTATTGCCGCATTAATCCAGCTTTCCCTGTTCAGATCTATCAGTTTGATTTCTTTCAAGTCCGGTATAACGCTCATTCTTTAAGCCTCACTTTCTGCCCCGGAATAAAGTCTGTTATTTTGTCAAAAGCATTAAGTTTCATGACCTCTGCCATTTTCTCAAGCCCACCTGTATGCTGACGGCATATGTTCCACAGAGTTTCCCCTGCCTCAGTTGTGACTATCCTGTCCAGTATTGCCGTTACTGCACGAGGTTTCGTAATAAACCCCGAAATCTTGTCATCCAGTATAGTCAGAGCTGTTGCCCTCGGGTCGTGGTACTCCTTGAGTTTGATTTCAATGGGGATGTCCATGAATTCGTCAGTGTCATCAGAATATGTGAACTCTTCAAGGGTGACTTTCATGTTTGTATTAAAATATCCCTTCCTGTTCGGATATCTACGCGACACAATGAACTGAAACACTTTCCTGTCCCTTTTCAGTCTTTGAAGTTTATCTAAATAATATCCAGGCTTGTTAAACCCCTGCAAAGTATTTAAATAAGGATATTTGAATGCAGGGAGAACAATTTTAAATGATATTTCCTTGAGCCCTTCGGACTTCAGCAGATTCACTTCCGATGCGTTTATAAGTGATACAGTCTCATTCCTGTTCTTCATGCTATATGTTATCTTGTCAGGATTCACTGGAATCAGCATCCTGTCTATATAAATATCATACATGTTAATGCACCCCCTCTGCCACAATATTCATTTTCTCTTCTATCTTTTCAGTCAGTTTATTTATCACTTTATCAATATCAGCTTCATTTTCTATTGTATTATTATTGTTCATTTCCACTTTTATTTCAGCAGTTGTGAACTGATTGATGTGTTCCTGTTCTGCCAGTTCCCTCAGATATTTCAAGTCCTCTTCCGTATCCTCAAGACTGTTGGCCATTTTTCCTGTATTGTCAGCGGTTTTTCCTGTATTTTTTCCTACACCGTTAGGGTCTTTCCCTCCACCGCCTCCGCCACCCGGCATTCCAGTTCCGGCCGGATCAAGTCCTTTTCCTCCTCCGAGGTCTCCAAGTTCACCTTTCAGCATGTCTTTTGTATTTTTGTAACCGTTTTTTAAGTCATTTTCCCATTTTTTCTGTTTCGCATTACCTCTTTCTGCACCTTTCCTGTATGCTGCACCTGTATCTTTTTTATCAAGTTTATAGTTTATTTCTGCTATTTGCGGAGCTGAGAAATTAGCCCTTGCAAGTTGCATAGCACCTCCTGTCGAGGTAGGCAGGTTAATCCCAATTGCAGATAACAGAGGAGCCGCACCGCTCATTGTTTTTAAAAGTCCATTTATGAACTTGTCCGCCTCACGCATTATCCAGTTAAAAGCATCTATGAATATGTTTGCAAAATTGGACAGTCCTTTTGCAGCACTTCTTATAAGTCCGTTTATTCCTCTTATTATCCCATTTATAGCGGATATTATCGCGTTGACTATGCTCGCCCATATGTTCCATAGCATAGCCTTCATCCAGTCGAATGCCCCTACAACAACTCCTGTGACTGTAGCTGTTTTTGTCATAGTTTTAATAAGATATATCATTCCTACAACTAAACCTATCACAACTGCAATGACTGCTATAATGATAACTACAATCCAAGTGCCGGGAAAGGCGTACAAAGCTGCATTCAGTCCGTACTGTGCCGTTGTAGCCATGAAACTCGCTCCAGCCATTGCCATATCAGCTGCTGCTTTAAATCCTGCCGCAGTGTTATAAGCCCATATTGCAAGAGTTGCTATGCCTTGAGCTAATGCATAAACCCCCATTGCAATTGCAACAGCTATTACGACCGGCCTGATTAAATCCCACTTGTCGTATACCCAACCTGCCAATTCCAGTGCTTTGTCGAAAACTATTGTCATTACCCCTGCCACCATTTCGAACGTACTCGCTATGCTTGTTGCCATCGACTTAAATTTTTGACTGTTCGCTACCTGATTAATCATTCTAAGCAGAGGGTCAAATGTCCTTAGTGCAAAGTTTCCTGCTTTCACCCAAACTTCGCTCCAGGTCATAGGTAGTTTAGAAAAGTCCCTGTTGATGTCATCCGTCATCCCCAGTACTGCTCTTCTCACTACATCTGCGGTTATTTTCCCTTCAGATGCCAGTTTTTTAAGGTGGTCTTGAGACACGCCCATTTCTTTTGCTATCGCTTGAGTGATAAGAGGAGCATTTTCCCTGATGCTCCTGAACTCGTCTCCCTGCAATACTCCTGACGCAAGTGCCTGGTTAAGCTGTGTCATTGCCCCTGCAGTTTCAGATGCGGATGTTCCTGCCACTTTAAATGCTTTCGTTGCATTACCCATGAACTGTATTATCTCAGCATTATTCGAAAATCTTTTTCCGGCAAGGATTCCGAGCTTGGCCACATCGTTTGTAAAACTGTTTAGTGGGACTCTTGCCTCCTGTGCCATTTGATATGCCGCATTTTTTAAGTTGCTTTTCTGGGCAGATGTATCTGTTATCAGATTAAGCCTTGCATCTATTGTCATGACCTCGTCAGATACTCCTGCCAGTTTCTTCGCACCGTTAATCAAAGCATACATTCCGACTGCGGCTTTCAGCTTGTTTATCAACCCGTTCATGGCTTTACCTCCGCCATGTATCGAGCTGTTCCACTGTTGCTGTTTCGCTGTGTTCTGCTGTGTCTGTGTCCCTGCTCCTGTAAGTTCTGCCTGTAAATTCTGCAGTTCCGCGTTAGCTTTAGCTATGTTATCCTTCATTGTTCCAAGGCCTTTAGGGTCTATCTTTTTATTGTCCGCCGCTTCCATAGTGGTTACAAGACTGCTCATGGCACTTGCCATTTTAAGCACAGGAGCAGTCAGTCTGTCCATCATTTGTATTGATGAACTTATTGTTGCCATCAGCATCACCTCCTTGCTTTGGACTTCATTTTCTGCATTTCCTTCTTCTCATTTTCAATTTTCAATCTTATGCTCGCTATGATAAATGCTTTTTCTTCTAGCTCGAGTTCAGCAAAATCACCCGGCATTATCTTAAGTTTGTGGAGGGCGTAATGTGCATACCCTGCCATTGCATCCTCCTCTATCAGTTTTTTGCTTCTTCGATTTTTTCTTCCATGATATCTTTATCAAAACCGCATATCTCCTGTACTTTTTCTGCTAAAGCGTTATACTCTCCCGGCAAAAGCATTGCAGATAGGAGCTCCTCTGCAGTCATTACTGTGTAACTGTCCTGTAATTCCTTGTTATTCAAGTTAGGGTACACTACGCACGCAACAAGTAGTTTTTTAAGATATTCAGTGTAATCCAGTTTAGGCATGTATACGTTTTTCTTAATCTTAACCTGTGAGGTACATTGATTTCTTAGTTCGTCATCCGTTTCATTTCCTATAGCCCTGATTTCCCATTCCAATGGCTTTCCGTCCTCTCCGACAAATCTGTCAGAAATTACCACTTTTTCATTTTCTACCTGTTTTGCATTCCCTTTAAAAAATCCTTTTAAACTATCCATTATTAATTTCAACACCTTTCCAATTAGTATTATTGGTATAAAAATAAGCAGACACACGGTTGTATCTGCTAAAAATTTTGCCACTTCTTCGGGATTTAATACCCATCTGAAAAAATTTTCCAACATTATTGCATTCCCGGTAAATTCTTAAATTTTTCAGGAATTTCGAAAGATTCGAATGTAAAGTCGAACTCATCTTCAAGATATTCTGCATCTGCATCTATACTTGCAAGAGTTCCTCCGTCTATGTTACATCCTTTCAGTATGACTGTCTGTCTTCCTACTGTCGAAGTAGGGTCTTCGTTTACAAGCTGCATGTCAAAATATATATCTTCTCCAGTATTCTGATACTTAAGTAAAAGTTCCCTGAACAGTGAGGAGTTATAGTGCAGTTTTGCACTTCCTGAACCTTCCCAGCCTGTGGCCTTGTTTCCTTTTCCTGAACGCCCCATGATAGGAACTTTAGTTTTTGTCTTCTCCATTTCCGCTTTCACGGAAATAACCTGCATTAAAAGATATCTGTTACCTTCTATCGTGACAAAACATCTTCCCATGCTTCCTGATACGGCATCCATACCGTTCATTGTTGTGCTCATTTCTTACCTCCTTAAGTCATTTTAGCTAGGCCACTATGACACTCATGTATAATTTTTCCATCGCTGCAACAGGAGTGACCTTATCCGTTACAAGCACTGATTTCTTATCTTTTCCTTTTTCAACTGTTACATCCTCAGCAACAAAGTTCTCAATTGCCCTGACTCTCTGCAGTTCCTTGTGATGGTCAACGATATTATCTTTAAGTGATACCCTTCCATCTTCGTCGTTATCTACTTTTCCGACGAACGACTTGTTGAACAGTTTTGCAATATCCACAGCTATTTGGTCAAGAACCCTTACCACCTGATTAGATGTAAAGTCGTCATTCTTATCTACTGTGATTGATGTAAAAGTATTTATGTCCGTAAGAACAACTGGCTTGTTATCAGCTTTGTGGAATAAGAATTTTCCTGCTTTTATTCCATTTTCCAGTGCTGTCTGATTTTCCTTAAATTCAAACGTAAAATCTCCGTCATAAACTTTATTGGAAACCGACTTGTTGACTGGGCATCCTGCTTCAGCTCCTGTAACCCAGTACACTGCTGATGATTCCTTGTCATCTTTGGAAACAGTCTTATTTTCAACAGAAATAACACCTTCATGGTCTGCATATGCTCCTCTGTAGACTACAGTCTGAAACTTAGCTCCAACTTCATCACGCATTCTTTTCGTGAACTGTATGTAAAGCTTTTTAATTGTTTCATCAGTTGCAAGGCATCCCAGTGTGTTGAAATAATAAGTTTCAATTTTATCCAGGAACTTCTGATATTCCGTTCCTGTCACTGCACTCCCATTTGTTCCGTTTTCAAGCGGTTTTGCAACTGTCGGGGTTAATGTTGCCTCTGTTTTAAAGTCCACAAAATCATTATTTACTAAATCCTTTGCCGTTTTTACCGTCTGAACATCCACTTTTTTATTGTCAAGCAAAGTAGTCACATCAAACATTGTAGGAGCGTCAACGTTAGCCGCTACCGTTATTTTAATGCTGTTCCCTCTTTCGCCTGCATATTTTGCAGTGGCCAGGTCATTGCTTGCCTTTGCCCCTTCATTCAGCTTGTAGCAGTAGACTGTCTTCGCATTAGAAAATAAATCCCTAAGTCCTTTCATTTTTTCATGGTCATAGCTATATCCGAATATTTTCAGGCTGTTTTTCTGAAAATCTGAGTTTTCAACGGTAAACACTTCCCCGTCAACTCCCCAGTCAAGTTCCATTGCCATTGCCGCATAACCTCTGTCAGCAAGTGATACGATAGCTCTTGCTAGACTGACAAAGTTTATATAAGTACCCGGAAGAACTTTATTCTGAAATAACCATGTACCTCCTCCGTATGCCATCTATTCCACCTCTCTCTTTAAAAATTCTTTTATTAAGTTATCCACTTCGTCAAAAGTGTATTCCTTGTCTTCTTCAAGCATTACTCCGAGAATATCCTTCTGCATTTCATATTTTTTAGAATTGTACAGCTGTTCTTTTGTAAAGCTTGTATTTGTTTCGTTTTTCTTAGCCATTCTTTTTAATGCCTCCTTCTATCGAAAGATTTTCCATCTTATCATTTTCCTTTTTCTCACGAATAAAATAACTGAACTGTATAAAGCTGTGCATATTCCCATCCTGTATCTCAGTTTTTCTCTCAGTGCCTCTCATGATGTCTCCATTTTCCAGTGTTATAAGATTAGTAATACTGTTAAGTTTTTCAATCACATCATATATTTCCCTTGAATTCTTTTTATTTTCATCAGTTATATAATCAATCCCGAACACTGTCACCGCTTTGTACCTTAAGTCAACAATCTGAGTTTTATCAGTACTTATGACATGCACGAAAAAACAGGGCTCTTCGAAATTCTGAGGAACCTGGTTGATGTAAATCTTTATCCCGAATGTTTCCTTCAGTTTTCCAGTCAGTGCATTCAATATGTCGTTTATCATCCTCCAAGCACCTCCTTTATCCATGCTTCAAGTTTTTTTTCAATTATTTTTGGCAATTCCTTTTCCAGTTCCAGTTCTGCCTTCGTAAGAAAAAACTGTCCTGACACCCATGATTTTTTTAACGATTTTCCGATTGCCGGAACATATCTTCCTGGAGTCTGCCTGTGTCCGAACTCAACATATGATGCATATTCAACACTGTTTGTTATTGTCACCGTATATCCTCCGCCTGTATTGACCGCTTTCGCTCCTATACTTGCGTCCCAGCCACGTCTTAATGTACCTTTGTCAACAGGCGTTCTCTTGATTGCTTTGGCAAGTAGTCTCGCACACAGTTCATTGGTAATATTTTCAAGTATCAGAGCTGTGTTTGCCTGACTTAATGTTTCAGCGGCTTTTCTTATTTCCGAAAAATCCACTTTAACTTTACTTGTCCCCATTTAAGCACTTCCTTTATATGCTTCAAGCACTATTTCCTGATGGTTCGTATAAACCGCCGATATTCCCGAGTGCTTATATTTCCTTGTTATTCCGTTCTGAGTAACTTCAATTACGCTACCCGGAGGAACATAAACTTCGGGAGCGATAAACAATTTCACAATCTGCGAACTTACAGCAAAGGACTCCCTCTGGCTGGTCTGACTTATATTCTTAAAACTTAACCGGCAAGGCAGATTTTCAAACAACATCACTTCTGCATGGGTTGTTGCCCCATATTTGTCTTCAACATCTTTAAATCCAAATATATTACATATCCCAGTCCACATTGACTGGATGGCTTCTCTTGCCTGTTTCAACTCATCTACCATACTATCCTCCTATATCTCAAGAGTTCGTCTCCCCCTCTTGTCATCAGATATGTCATATAAACTTCAAATTTATCTCCCGTTGTCTTTGTATCCTCGTAGACGACCTTTGTATCGCCTTCACTTATTTCTTTCGCCATACGGCCAAAATTCAATCCATTCAGATTAAGCTGGTTAAGTGATTTCTTAAAATTTAAAAACTCACCTGTACTTCTGTCAATCCAGATATGCTTTAAGCCCTCAGGAACCTTGTTCTGATTAGTCTTGTTTTTAATATAAGACTTAACCTTTTCGATACTCTGTTCCAATAAAAATAAGTCGGTATCTACGACTTCATAGCCTACCGACTTTAATGTTTTTATCATGTCTTCTTTGATATTTTCCACATACTCCATACCTAGCACCTACTTCTTCGGTTTTTTAGCCTTTTCTTCCGTGTCTTCCGTGTCTTCCGTGTCTTCCTCCACTTCATAACCATGATCCCTGAACCACTCGATTAAGTTTTCGTTGTCAGTGTTTCCAACTCCGTTGACAAAAGCTACTCCTGCACTTGTCCCTGTGTACTCCTGATTTGGTGATTTTATTACAGCCATTCAAAGCACCTCCTATTTCACTTTAATTTTTCTGAATATTCCCGCTGCTTTGGTAGCTTTCAAAGCAACCGCCGCAACCATTTCAACTTCCCCTGTCTTAACTGCTCCTGCTGTCTTATAATCAGGCAACCATGATTTGATTAATCCGTTTCCTGTTGGAGCGACTCCGTGGAATCCGTCCATTCCGAATCTTACAGCATACAGTGATGTTTCCCCTGTTCCTGTTTTTGTTTCAGAAACTGGGTCATTTGTTCCAGGTTTAGCACCAAGATTGATTAACGGGATTCCCGCATACATTTCAACCTGTTGACCAAAGTCATTCATAGAAGTTGTATACATCGAAGTTCTTCTTGCACATGCTCTTATTCTTGCAATAAGCTGTAAGTTCCCTGCTATCATGGATGGTGTCCCGTCAAGTCCCATCAGAAATTCATCCAGCATGTCAAGGAAAGCTTTGTAGTTAGTATCTATTGCGGCCGAAGTAGATAAATCTATTGCGACTCCCGGAATAAATTCTGTTGAACTTCCTGTGATTGCTTTTTCAAGTCCGTCAAACGCCTTACTGTTCACTGCACTGTCTCCATTTATTACCGTGTTGTTAAATAAGGCAGATGCGGCTTTTATTTTCTGCGACATCTGTAACTGCACTTCTGACACTATTCCGCCCATATCTGCAATAATTCTGTCAATCTGGAATGACCCCCCAAAGATTTTTAAGTCAACATTGTGTCTTTCTTTAGAAACTTCAGCAGGTGTGTATTCGTGATTGACTTCCCTGAAGTCCGCAGTTGGTTGTGTTTTCAATCTTGTGTATCCATAAGTCATTGTAGTTCCTCCTCCTGTCGGGGACACTACATTGTCAAACGGTATGTTGTTCATAATAAAATTACTCTTTGCAAATTCGTCAATCACTCCAATCTGCAAATCATCCTGTACATTCTTTTTAGCTTCTGTTAATGTTATCGGCATATAAGCCACCTCCTAATTTTTTTTAATCTGATTGTGTTGTAAATCTTGCCATTATGGCATCAGCTAGAGATTTTGGAGCATTGCTTTCTCCATTCCCTATATTTCCTTCGCCAGGTTTTACTCCTGCGAAATTAGGCCCTTTTTGTTTTCCCATTTCAACGGCTTTAAACAGCATTTTGCTGTCTTCCGCTTTTTTCAAACTTTCAATCTGTTCATTGATTCCAAGCAGTACATCACCGTCCATTTTGATTTTACTCATATCCAGTAACGCTTTCACTGCCCTGACATTTAAAGCATCTGCTCCAAGCAACGCCGTGTCCACTGCTCCTGCCAGTTTTATTTCCGCAAGTTCGGCATTATATTTATCCGCCGCCGCCTTATTTTCGTTCTGCAGTGTTTCAATTGTCTGCTTCAAAGTTTCAACATCTCCTGTACTGTTCTTCAGAGTTTCAAGCTGCTTATCCCTTTCGGATAAATCTTTCTCAACCTGTTTTTTGGCGTTGTTTACTTCATCAAATCTTGCTTTCGGGATAAATCCTTTCAGCTGTTCGG